GTGTTTAAGGAGCGCGCGCAGGTTATTGAAGAAATGAAGATGCTTTCTGGAGCTATGGACATCCTAACTGGTGACCGCCCTCCCGGCGTTAACGCCGCGTCCGCTCTAGCTCTTCTATATGAAGTAGGCACAGGGAAGCTTTTCCCTATGCTTGATCGTTGGAAGCGGTTTGTGGAAAGCTCCCAGAAGAAGCAACTTCGGCTCATAGCTAAGCATTACAAAGAACCTAGACCCGAGTACATTCGCCTACTGAAGAGTAGAAATAAGGACCTTTCCGAAGCCATGATTGATAAGTTTCTAGGGGCCAATCTACTAGATAACTGCAACGTGATTGTAGAGGCGGGATCAAACGTACCTAAGCTTGAGGCCATGAAGCAGATGCGTCTTCAAGAAGCGGCCCAGATGGGTGCTATCGACATGATTAACTCCCCTGAGAACCGCGCCGAGTACCAGCGTCAAATGGGGATTGTAGGATTCGACAACGACATTGGTCCCGATAAAAAGAGGGCAGAGTGGGAAAACGACTGTCTTGACAATATCATGCTCAATCCAGACAGGAAGCCTGTCGTCCTTCTCTGTGATGATGACGCGGTCCATATTAACATTCACGAACGTAGGATGAAAGAGCCCGCGTGGGTGGAATTAGAAGGTCCAGTACAAGAAGCCTATATGGCGCATGTAGAGAAGCACAACACCTCCATCGCCCAAAAAGAGCAACAAAAGATGCTCCAATCTATGGTGACAGGCCAACCCCCTCAGGAAGAGGGAACCCCTTCATCTTCTCCATCCGGCAAGGGTGTTCCAGCTAGTGTGAAAGAAGCCGCTGTGAACGCAGACATACCACCCGGACAGGAAGCAAGATAATGAAGAATCCAAAGACAGGAAAACGCTGGAAAGTGTATATGGGCTTGCCTAGTAATGGCACCGTGTCCGACTTCCAAGGGTATACCCTTCGTGATCTAGAAGAACGGTATAAGGACGAGATAGAGCTTGTCTATCCAGAACAGCTTTGTCAGCGTATTTTCCATGATGCAGCCCGCGAAGGAATCATACAAGACTTTCTCGCCACTGAGTGTGACATCTTGTGGTTCTTAGACTCTGACGTCTGTCCCCCTAAGCACGTCCTTGACCTAGTTACCATGCACGGAGACATGTGGCGGTGCGCCGCAGCCCCTTATCCAGTGTTCATGGCGCAGCCCGGGGAGTCCCAGCGTCAAATTGTCTACACTGTGTATAAGAAGATGGCCCAACAACCGGGTGAGAAGCTTAGATTAGCTCCTTGCGCAGTCCCAGACGAGGGCGTTGAATTCATTGACGGCGCAGCCACAGGTTGCCTCTTCATTAAACGAGAGGTGTTCGATAAGTTAGAACGCCCCTACTTCGAATTTAAGTATGACCCTATTACACGTCAACCTATCGAGGGAGAAGACATCGGATTTTGCTTGAAAATGGCAAAACTAGGTATTCCCTTCCTTATCGATTATTCGATGGTGTGCAAACACTATAAGAACAATTTAGACCTAGTAGAACTAAACAATTATGCCTTAACCCTGTGTCGTAAACATATCACTGTGTACCAACAGGAGATGGGCAAGGCTAAAGGTCAGCTAGAAGAGGTCGCTAAGCGATTTCAGAAGCTTGTGGCCCGCAATAAAGAGTTAGAAGCCCTTGTGTCGAGTCAGAAGAGCGCCGCTCTCGTTGATCGCCAAGGCAAACCACTTATTTTCAGGTAGCCTCTAGGGGTTCCCTGAATCTAGTCTACGTAACCGCGCTCGTAGACCGCAAAGCTAGACGTAAGGTTGGTGTACCCCTGAAAGGGGTTATATCACCCTTCTTAGGGGTACGACAGGACCCACGTTTCCGCTCTTTTCATCTGTCTGGGTTTAGGTTTGCCCACGGTTCGTGCCCGCCATCGCACGTAAAAGGAACCTATGTTTGAGAATGAAGGTAGTGAGATCGAGTCCACAGAATCTGACGTAATCGAAGATCCCTCGTCAGGGGATCAGATCGAGTCTCCCCCGGAGGCCCAGGAAGAGGCACCGGCAGCGCAAAAGGAAGTTCCATTCCATGAACACCCTCGATGGAAAGAGGTTATGGAGGAACGCAATACCGAACGACAAGCACGTGCCCAGCTAGAAGCGCAATTGCAATCGATGCAAAAGCAATTCGAAGCAGCACAAAGACCAAAGGACACGCGTCCGGACTTTAAGGAGATATCTTCTAAGATGCAAGAGCGTCTTAAAGGGATCGACCCTGAATTCCAAGGCTACATGAGCGCCCTCGAGGAACAAGCACTTTCTGCTAAGCAGGAGCTTGCATCCTTTCGGGAAGAGCAATTTGTGAACAGCGCTTTAGGTAAAATCAGCTCACTTAATGAGACCAACAAGGTTCCTCAGGAACTTCAAGGCCTCATGCAAGCGCAGCTCGATCAAATCTATCGCCAAGGCAAAATCCGCAGCATGGAAGATGTGGAAAAGGCCTACAAACAGGTTTACGAGCCGCTCAACAAAATGATAGAAGCGCGTGAAAAAGCTTACCTGGAAAAATACACGGCGGACAAGAAGGCCACCGCGTCAAGACCTGCGTCCCAACCGAAAGGAAAGCCCGCAGCACCAGGACAAGCCCCCAAGTCTTTTGCGAATGATCAACAACGCAAAGCAAGTATTGTCAAAGATATTGTAACACAAATGAGAGCTGAGAGAGACCCTCTCGGCTAATAACAACAAAACATAGGTAAACAAAATGGCTGATACTAATACGTCCTCAGTCGCAGGCGTGCTTAAGCGCGTCTACGGCAAACTAACTGAACAACAAAACCTTGAACATAAAGCTATCGATCAAATCGGTAATTCTGCAACCAAATTCAACCCAGGCGGAGCTGGCTTCTACGGAGCTATCAACGATTGGGGTAACGAAGCGGTTGGGGCTATCAACGAGACCGAGCAGTTTCGCACTATCCAGTCTGAAAACTATAAGCAGTTCGTAGTCACCCCTAAAATCAACGTGGCCCCTATCCAGTTTTCTGGGCTTGTGGCTGCGTCTACAGATGGAGATGACGAAGCATTCGTTTCTGCCGTTGTGGATGGCCTAGAAAAGGCAAAAGAGCGTCTGTTAAAAGACGAAAACCGCCAGTTCTTCGGACTCGGCAACGGCCTTATGGCTCTTGTCGGCGGTAACGTGGCATCAAACGCCACCTCTTTCACTGTCGATTCTGCTCAGTACCTCCGCGCTAATCAGGTTATCGACATTTATAATGGCGCTACCCGGACTGTCGCTTCCAAGACGATCACCCAAGTAGACAAGGTCAACAACATCGCCTATCTCGGCGCTGTGACTCTGGGCGCTGCTCTTATCACCACGGATCAACTCGTTAAAGAGAGCATTCGTGTTTCAGCTCCTTCCGATGGCAAGGAGATGATGGGTTTACGTGGTATTATCGATGACAGCACCGACCTCACCACTTTCGAGAGCCTCTCTGCCCTCGATAACCTAATCTGGCGCGGTCGTCGGATTGATGCATCGTCAGCTAACCTAACTTCGGATCTTCTTCAGCGTCTCCTAGACGACACGAAGATTCTCGGTGGAGCGTCTCCTGACATGCTCATTATGCACCAAAAGCAACGACGTAAGTACCTTGACATCGTCACCCCACAGAAGCGTTATAGTGGACAATCGATGGACGCAGGACACGATAAGTTGTCCTTTAACGGGATCGACCTGTTCTTGGATGAAGACTGTCAGCAATCGACCGTGTACGCCCTTTGCAAGAAGCACATACAGAAGTATGAGCTTAAAGGCATGCACATGGGTAACCATGACGGGTCTGACATCTACACCCGCCAAGCCAATTTCGATGTGTTCCAAGCTTACTGGAGACACTACTCGAACTTCGGTTCTGACAAGCGTAACGCACACGGCAAGATCGTGAATCTCGGTTCACCCGCTGGCGTAGCTTAATTTAACAGTTAGGGGGGTGGCAGGTATTACTTGCTGCCCCTTTAACCCCTTGAGGAGATATGGGCTATTCTATCCTACTAAACGCCTCTACGACCACAGTTACCCTATAAAAACAAGCGCATCCACTACTTAGTGTCGCAATTTAACATTATATAGGTGTAGACCTTGACATTATGAAGAACCATTTAGAATCAAAGACAATGTCAGGGTTAGCAGCCATCCTCTTAATAGCGGTGGCAGCGTCTGTTTTTGGGAAGCTCACACCGGAGCTGGTAGATGTTATAAAATGGGTCGGCGGTAGTTTTATGGGTATGCGCGCAGTCGCTAACGTAGCGGAGAACATGAAGAAATGAAGTTAAGCATGGACCCAACCGGAAAGCTAATTAAAGGGCACGTCCTAGACGTATCCATTAAGCCTTTCGAAGAAGCCATGCGATTTAATTTAAATGACCCCTACCTATATGTGAAATGGAGCCCTGAAAAGATGCAGGGGTGGGGTTGCTGGGAAATTAGACGTCGGCCGATGTTTAACTCCGCTTTGGATCTATGCGAGTACGAGGGTAATATCCTCTTTAAAGTCGGCCCTAAAGAGTACGATCTAGTCCACCACGTCCTAGACTGCGCTTTTTTGAACTACGACGCTATCCGTAAATTAAAAGAGATGGATACCTGGCAGCACGGTAACGCCACACAGTATCAAGATGAGGTTGAGAGAAGAACTAGAGACCGCATGGAAAGAGAACGCGAAAGTGCTGCTAAAGAGAAGCGCGCTATGGTTCGTTACTTCAGAAAAGAAATCCGTGCCTATATGGACGAAATTAAAGGTGGCGCAAACCCCTACGCCATCGCCCAACACTGGGATTCTGCTAAAGAAGCAGACTAGGGGTAACTAGACTTAACCGTCTCAACAAAGGTTCGTATCTATGGCTCGTGTAATCAACGCTACTGAAGAAACTGTCACCGTCCAGGTCGCTGGGACT